GCTTTCCGCATGCTTGCCAGTTCATTATCTTTGGCAGCTATTTCTTTTGCATGGCTATCGTTCATCTGGGCTTTGAGCTTTTCCCAATCGCCAGCTTTTTCTGCCTTGGCTTTTTCCGCGTCCTCATGGGCTTGAAGAATTTCCGCAATCTCTTCCGGTGTTTTCCCGAGTTTCTCCCATGACTTCGTTGCTTTCTCGAAACGTTTATGAGCATCGCGTTCCTTATCGAGCGCTGATTTCAAGCCTTCGGTGTCTTCAATACCAGACACATCAAGCTGATATTTGCCGTTTTTTTCGACGTAAAGATTTCGCAAGTTTTCTTGAACGTTATCAAGATTATCGACTGTCAATTCTAATGCCATGTTTTAAAGCCTCACGCTTGTTTGAAGGGCATCACACCCATGAAAAAAGCCGCTACGGATAATCCGCAACGGCTGGTTAAGATTGCTTGTTATGATTGACCGGTTTTAGAGTTTTGCAAAATCGGCAAAAATATTGAAATTCTATTCTTGTGTTTGTTTTCAAGCAGTTAAATGCTGTTATCCAAGGTCGGTAATAGACGTTTTATAGTCTTTATCTGGTGTTATAGAGGCTTCTATCTCGTCTTCGCTATCATCTGGTAGCTCATTCAACAGCCTTTCGCTTTCAATAGACGCTTCAAACTCGGGTGAAAGGATATTGCGACGCTTCATTTCAGACCACAGAGTATCACGGCTAATAAGCCCGTCTTTTTGCATAGAAAGCAGAATATCGGGTTGCTTATCTTCGCCTATCTCAATTGCAAAGTCTGAATTGACGTATACAGACGGTTCAAATTCGATATTGAGCCATTTAGCTGTCAACACAAAGCAATTTTCTAACGCGTCCTTTAGAATGAATGACCAAGCCTGAACCGCGCTGGCTGCCTTCTGTGATGCAAATGCCGCTGCTACTTGCGTTAATCCCGTTGACCCACTTGTTAAAGGCTGGCGGCCTAACTCGCGCATTTTCTGCTCGATTTTGTCGATTTCATCAGACAGCAATTTAAGTGAAGCCGTTTGCGGTTCAATAAAGTTCCATGTCCCATGATTTTGGCCGCCGTTACCGTCAGAATAGGGTGGGGCGTATAGTATTGTATTAGGCCCTATAGGAACTACGACACGTTCATCATTGCTATTAACTGGATCAATACCGCTTCCAACCAGCATGGGAAACGCGCACATCTGCCTCGTGTGTTTATACTGTGTTTCTTCTTGATAGTGTTCTATCTGTGCGTCAACAACGCCACTTAACGGTGGAATAACCTGCCATGACGAACCGCGTCTTCGTCCGGTATAAAAGGGCACAAGCGGTATTACACCAATAGAAATATTACCTTGCGATACTATATGCCAGTTACCGACATTTTCCCTTTCCCATATCTCAAAACGAGCTGGCCCATAATCTTCATCTATCTTATCGCGTAAGAGTATTCTTACTCGATCTATCAGTTGATCTTGCCCTTTTTGATCACGTCCCATGCGCGGCTCATGAATCTTCGCGTAAACAACTTCTTCTCGCCCTTTGATTACCGCGCTTTCGACCCACAACATATCTTTTGCCGCTATCTGCACCCAATAAGGGCGTGCACCAATAGCGCGTTCCTCTGCCAAGGTCACGCCTTGAGGAATTTCAGGATAATCTACCAGTATCCACGTTATGCCGCTATTAATGCCATCAAAGAATACATTGTTCGAGAATACGTTTAGATGCGAACCTGACCCGTCTATATTTTCAACTATGGCTTTAAAAACGTCAGGAACGTTTGCATTCGCTAACGATACTTCTTTAGTAAACGGCTTGGCTGCTAGGTTTTCTACAATATCCCTGTATATGTTGGTATATCGTGCATTTTTAAGCCGGTAGTCATAGTTTTTATCTGTCTCCTCTGGCATTTGCGGCAAGAGCTTTCTTCCTAATCGTCTTACCGCATCGGCACCTTGTATTAAGGCATCGACCTTTATCCAGTATTGTAACATTGCAGTGTAGTCCGCAGACGTTTCCAACAGATCGTTTAGATCATTATTCATCAATCACACCATATCTTCCGAAAACTGGAGTTGATAATTGCCGCTTACCTTTCATCATCGGCACCAATGCGTAGCGCAAGGCATCAATACCGTGGTTATAAGCGTCTATTATTTTTGTTGTTATATCGCCGGTTCTAGGGTCAACTTTGTAGCTATACAGCCTAAATTCCCTTGCCAGTTCATTGCATCGGGTATGAATGACAATTTCCCTAAATGACCTTAAAAACTGTATTCCATCTTCAATAGAACCAGTCCATTTCTTAACTGGTTCAGAACGTGGTAAACCATGCCTTTTGAAATAACTGATACTTTCTGGCCGCGAGTTATCCCATCGCGTTGTATAGCGGTCAAAGTCTGGTATTCTGCCTTTTAGAAAGGTAGCTGTGTCATCAAGTTCTAATTTGGTTTTATAGGCTTCATGAGACACATATAAAACATCATTAGCAATGTAGCATCTTATTGCAGCCGTAGGGTCTTGGCTAAAACCAAGGTCACCGCCTTGATATGGACCGTCCCAAGTGTCCAACACTTCAAAGTCATCTATACGATATTTACCAGCAAATATCTGGCTGTCTGAATTGACAAGATATGCACCCTCCCAAACATGGTCATAGGTGCCAGAATTGTATTTCAGGTCAAATATCCGTTCTCGTTCCAATTCGCTAGGGAACCACGGGTTATCAGACCAGTTGGCTTGCACCACCTCGCTGTCTGGAGGAACATTATCACCCCTTAGAAACGCATCTATAGGGTCGTCTGCACTCATAGGGTTCCAAGTGAACCAGAGTTCGGAACCTTGTTTACGGATTGTCGGACGTAACAATCTCAACGAACGAGCAGATAACGATTGAGCCTCCTCTACCCATGCAATATCATAACCTTCCAATGATTTAATGCTTTCGGCGGTGTGATCCTGCATACCTTGAAAGATTATAAGGGATCCGTTGATGCCCCTGATTTCTCTATCCAGTACTTGAAAGTATGAGCCAACTTCCAAGGCTTTGATCTTATCTTCTAATAATCGCTTTACAGATTCCTTGATTGATTTCTGTACTTCACGAATACAGACAATGCGCTTAGGGCTTGTTAGGGCTGCCTGAATAACCTTTTCAGCAAAATGGTGAGATTTACCAGAACCACGACCGCCATATGCTCCTTTATATCTGGACGGGTATAGCAGCGGTTCAAATACCCGTGGTGTCAATATCCTTAGGGTCGACGATAACATTCTCTATCCGTTCAATCTTTATTGGCCCACCATCAGGACCGCTTATTTCCTGCTTGTCTGTCATGCCTAGAATGTTCTTGGCTAAAAAGATTGCGACTGGTGGTTTTGTCTTTGACATTCTGAATAGATTTTGCCGCAGCGATAATCTGCCTTTACTCTTGCCGTCTTCATAGGCTGTCTCAAGGGCTGGGTACTTTTTGAAGGTGGAATGCACTGTTTGCCTGCTAACCCCGAACCAAGCTGCTATATCTTCTATTGTGGCATAATAGCCGCCGAGATTTTTTATAGTTTTCAAAGTTTCGGGGTCTGGCTTTATGACTTGTTTCCTTGTCATCTTTACGTTTCTTTCTTTTATAGTATGTAAAGTTAAAGCAAGGCGTTCGGCTAACTAACCGATACTAACCTCATGCCAAGTGTTAATTGTCGTATTTTATTGAAAAATAGATTGCTGGGGTGATAATATTTTTAAATAGATATTATCACAGGTTTACTGCATCGGATATGTCATCTTTTAATTTTTGCACTTCAATAAAAGTGAATATAAAATACATAAACGAATAAATTAAATATGTTGCCGTAAAATATTGGAAGAATATGAACAAATCAATGTCATAAGGAATTTTTATTCCCGTTAATGATATTTTAATAGTCGTTTCAGCAGGTGTTACAACA